TTCTGGTACAGTTGTATATCCAAATCCTTGTGCCGTAATGGGAACTGTGCCTGTAATCTGACCATTAGTAATGGTCGGAGTGCCTAATTTAGCACCTCCAGGCTGTACAAAAGTAAGTCTAGGAGTAAAAGTATATCCGCTACCAGAATTGGTGATTTCTAAAGCAGAAATAGAACCATTAGTAACAGTTGCTTTTAAAGTTGCCTGACTAGAACCTTCTTTTGTGGGAGATTCTACTTGAACTACTGGTGGGTTTGTAGAACTATAACCTTTACCACCATCTAGTAGAGAAACAGACTTAAGTCCATTAACCAAAGCAGATGCAGCACCACCTTTACCAACAGTAGAATTAATAGAAACTTTAGGTGGATACTCAAATCTATACTTAGATCCATTTGTATTAGTAGAAATACCAGTAAGTGTACCAGTATCACTAATA